GATGGCAACGAGAGCCTTCTCCACCCGATTTGGGTCCTTCCACTTTCGAGAGCCTGTGACGAGAACCTTCATCGTGAAATCACCTTTACATTGTTCGGCAGAATCGAAGAAATCACTGGTTTCACCTGTTCCCAAGTCAAGCGGCCATTACCACATCCCGGACGCGGGAGAATGATAGTATCTTCGTATTCGGCGGCTCTTGCGAGAGCTATTGCACTCTCTTCGATAAGCTTCAAATCCGCTGGTTCCCACCAATTGTACTTCACAGGGAACATAAAGAGGTCGAATTCGTGTAAGTACATCAGCTTGAGGCCATAATTCTTCAGGCGCTTGCCCCAAACACCAGCAATCTCAGGGAATTTCTTGAGTGCTTCGAGAGCGCAGCCACGTCCCATAACTGCGGAGCCGTTTGCTTTAATTGTGCCATTTACAGTGAGACAAATCGTGGCACCGTTCTTCTTGTAGAAATCCCAAAGTTCGCCCTGAATCTCAATCATGGTCGCCTCGATAATAGCTGTTTGCGAGCCAATCGCTCGTACTTCTTGGCCAATAACGTAATCGCCGTTTTAGGCGCGGCCGTTGCAGGCTTGCGCTCTACTGTGGGGGCGAACCAATGGCCCTCATCTAACATATCCGAAACATGAATCTCGTCACGAGCTGGTTTACCATTCGTTGGGATGGCATTTACAAGTTCAACGCGATAAATCTCGCGGAGCTTGCCTTCAATGAGCACACCGACATGGCAAGTATTCTTATCTGTCCAGCTACGCTGAGATTTGCCATCTTTACTGGTAACATCCCCAAATTGTTTCAAGGTTGCACCAACGGGTCATTCACCACGGGAGCCGCAGGACGTACAAGAGCCTGTGCTTCGTTGGAGAAAACAGAGAGATTACCGAGTGAATCCATTGCTCTCACAACGTAATAGTAAGTACCGGGAGCAACGAAATCTTGGGCATTGGTGTTCGCTGTGTTCAACAACAGGGAACAAGCGGGACGCTGAGTATCAGAGAAAGCGCAAGCGCCCGGTGAAGTCTCTCGAAACACCTGATATGTCACATTTGGTGTTTGCGACGGGTTCCACGTCAATGAGACAGTGTGGAGAGCGAACAAAACGAGTTTTGCTTTGAAAATCATTGAGGGAGCACCACCCGAGTGTCTTTCTTAACGCAGGTAATAACACCCACGGTTTGATTTGCTGCAAGAGTCAAAACTGGTTCGTGTTCATCTTCACACTGAACTGTGAGAGAATGAGAACTGGAGCCGCAAATACTGATGCGCTCAGGTATTGGCGTACAGCCACACAGGAACAGCGCACAAGGAACCAATAGATAACGAAGTTTCATGTTAGTGCCCACAACTCACGATGAGAATATCTCCGTGCTTAACAGCAGTGGGGTCTCCACCGTTCAAACAAGAGACAGCAAACTCATTGACACCGAGTTTGGAGACTTTGTAGTTCGGCTTCGGTTTTGTCGGACAGTTGGCTTGTGGACGACCAGCCCAACCAATGCCAGCCATCAACATGCAGCCAACAGTCGCGATTATCGTTTGTTTCATCATAAGGAACTCCTTAATACAGAGTACAGATAGCCTGTACTCTGCCGAAAGGGGTTTCTCAAATTCAGATAGAAGCTTCTAGGGCCAAAATCCCTTCGACCTTAGCGGCTGCTTCTGCTTTTACAGCGTCGTCTTGAATACCCGCCACAGCTTCAACTGCTGCGAGGCGAGCACAAAAACAGGGTTGTTGGTGGACGCGAGGCGAAAAGCACTTGATTTTTGCCCTGCGCTTAAACACTCTCATGGATTTGCACTTCTTAATACACCAATCAAGAAGCACTTTGTACTCTTGACATTGGAAGCCTGTGATTGACTTGGAGTTCATCATCCGAGTAAACATTCGGAGTATCAACCCACAAGAGATTTGCTTTTCAATCCCGCGACCGTCCTCAATCTTGAAGTACCCAGAGATGCGATGGAAGTCTTGCTCGAACAGAGCCAACCTACCATCGCCCTCTCCAGCCACGAGTCGATTCAGTTCAGTTTGTGCTGCGTCAAGAGCTGCTTTATCCAAATCATACAGCTCTCTCGTGTAAGCAGACATCTGACCAGCTCCTTACTCGGGTTTGAGTTCCGCTCCAACCTGTTCAGCAGCCGAAGTAGCATACTGCTTGTACTCGGCTTCAGAGCAGGCATTCTTGAAGTCAATCAATTCACGTCCACTGACTGGCTTCGAAGAACCTACTTCCATGAACCGCTTAATCGCGGTGATGGGGCCAAGCTTTTCTTTGTCTTCGATAGAGCCTCCTAATGAGCTTAGATAGCTCAACCTTTGGCTCGCCCACCCAAGTCCGTTAGGGGATAGCAAGCCGCAGGCAAAACTGTCTAATCATTGAACGTCGTCGTATGAGAGTCAGGTGATTACTGGTTCTTCACAGGACACCGTCCTTTCAGCTTATTCGGTATTGCTCTGTCTCACTACCATCAGAAGCTAGCGATACTTGCGAGAGCGTAGCTTCCGAAGACCTTGTTGAATCTTACGACACAGGCGCAGGAGCTTTTTCGTGTGGTACTTCTCCGGCACCCCGCATATTCCGCACATCATCGTCTTGCCTCCATTCGAGGAAGCGCCAAGAACCGTTAGCATCGACCTGATACGAGCGGTCGCTTGCCTTGATGATGGTTCCGGGAGCGTAGTGTTCCCTCATGAACGCAGCGCCAAAGCGTTGGTTCATGTGAGCGATGTGAAGCGGGTTGACACCCGCAGGAGTTTTAGTGGGCATCAATCCATCCTTGAATCGCTTCAGCGAGAAGCTCTTTCCACTCAGGAGCTAGGTCGTCAGCCCTCGGTCCAATTGGTGTCTCCACCTCAATCACAGTCTGGTGTGAGACATACCACTTGAGAGAGCTTTTCATGCGCTTGCCTCTGGTGCCTTTGGAGTGATGAGGCGAACACAAACGCGAGCTGCATAATCGCACAGCTTCGTGTTCACTCCGTAGGTTGCCATTGTCCTCTTGATTCCATCGAAGCCGCCACCAATATCCATTGGGGACAAGGGACGAGCGCCCTCTTCCTTGCAGGAGACGGTATCTTCGGTCTGGCCCAAGAGGCTTGTGGCGTACTTACGAGCCGCCAAGCGAGCGTTCCTGACAGCATCGTTAACGCGGCCATCTCTGTAGATGGCGGCACGTTCTTCGGGTGTCAGAGTAACGTCCACTGGTGGCTGGTATTGATTGCGTTGCCACACAATGCACCTCTGTTCCTCTGTTTCTCAATAGGAGACTGGGAACGGGACAAACCCCAATCTCCCAAAGAGAAGCGTGAGGGGATATCTAACGAGAGCGACGAAGCTCTATTCTTACGCAAGCGGTCGTACCTTCTTAGGGTATTCCTAGTAACCCTCGTACTATCTAATCTTGAGGACCACTGGTATTAGTGCCACTTGCGTCTAAGAGCCTAGAAGAACTCATCAGTCTCACTTTCCAGTGAGAGACACTGGGACAGGGACAGAATCCCAGTGTTTCGTTCTCGTACAGCGGGGGCCTAGAGAGTCGAGAGCAGAGCTTCGCGTTCCTCTGGGGACAGCTTCGCAACACTGTCCTTCGCACGCTGAATGCGAGCTTCCGCATCCTGCGATTGGGGCTTGATGGAGTAAAACGATGCCTTACACTGGCCAACAAACGGGCCAACTTCGGCATTGTATTCGGGGAGTGACAGGTACTCATTCCCAGAATCCGCCTTACGCCACGCGAGTTTCTCGGCGATGTGAGCCAAGAACCCTGTTCGAATCTCTCCCTTCTGTGCTTCCGTAAGCACGGTCTTGGGGGAGTTCGATTTTTGTGACATACTGCTCCTAGTTCAAGGTACAGTGAGGACCCTATCAGGTGGACTCATCAGTCTGGGATAATCTCCCAGAGACGGGTTGAACTAACCCGTTTCGTCCAGTCCAATCACGAGGCGCTTGCCTGACTTGCGGCAGACGGGCGCAATGATACCGTGCTTATCGCTCCAGCGACCCTGTTTAGAGAGGGTAGCAAAGCGGCGTTTGTTCTTCAGGCCACGAGCTACACACTGCTTGAGTGTAGCGGTGGGGAAACGGAGTCGGCTCACGTTAGAGGCGAACCCGCTTTCCGGTACGGCGATTCTCAAAGACATACTTGCCAGCGTACTCACCAACGAACCAGTGAGAGGTGCGAGTGATGCCCTTGAGAGCAAAGCCAACAGCAAAGGCGTGCTCTTGAGACATGATAGCTCCTTGACCGAAGTAGAGAACAGGGTATGCCTCTGAGTGGTAGCATGGCATACAGCACCTCTTCGTCCTTCCACTTACCCCGAGGTGCAGTGATATCGAACCAAGTGATGGCCAGACAGCGAACAGAGCGGTGAATCGGCCAGCACATCGGCTCACTTTCAGAAAAATTCTCACTTCTCACAACACTACTACTTAAGAAAAAGAAAGAAACTGCTCTCTTTCTCTAGAGATAGATAAGGCTTCCGCCTTGGGGAGGTTCGGGGTGAGAAGTACATCACCTCAGACAGTTTTATGAAAATCAGAATATCTAAACCCATGATAATAAAGGACTTAAGTATCATAAAACACCCCTTTTTAGGGTCTCTACCCCTCTGATAATAAAGGACTTAATGGGTCCCCTTTCTATACAAAGAGACTCCTTATACCCCCTTATTATCAACAACATACAAAGAGCCTCTCTATCTAGTTGATTCCTCACCATTTATTAGAAAACCGCCGTAAGTCGTTGATTCTTTTCTGGGGTCCCCCATAACTCCCTCGGGTCCTCCCAAACTATTTTCAACTATTTTCACTTTATGACCTGACTTTTCCCCGTTTCAAACGTATAATTAGGTGTAGCGTCCCGATGGACCTACATCCTAATTAATGAAGTCCTCCAGCCAGCTCTAAAAATGCCCCGACCAGCCGAATTCGAAAATTGGCACTTGGAAGCTATCAATGTGATGGCCCAAACGGGGTGTAGCTTGGTGGAGGCTGCTACCCAACTCGGCCAAGAGGTTTCCTACGAGCAGGCAAATAAGCTGCTTCGGCGGGTTTCGTTTCAACGACTCCTTTGGGAAGCCCGCCATAGATACTTCTCCACCCTCGGTGGAGACCCCGAGTGGAAAAAGGAATCGGCTATCGGCAAACTCCTCGTCTTGGCCTCCAAGCTCGAAGAGGATGGTCAGCACGATAAGGCTGCCGAAGTCATCTTCAAGATTGCCAAAATGAGTGGATGGGTCGGACCTGACTCCACAGTCAACGTCTTTGGCGATTTGAGCGATAAAGACCTCAAAACCATTCGCGAACAAATTTCTAAGTCCCCCACCAAGCTGGGTCCCTCCACAAAGGTAAACTAAAAAATGAGCGTTACCCTTACGTGCTCAGGCACAAACTCTGTCATTGACTCTTCTTCGGGAGCAATCGCCTTCCAGAAGGGTCTTTCCGCCGCTTTCGTCGGTTCTGTGTTCTCGGAAGCTCAGACCGTGACTGTTTCGACCTCTCCGGTGTCTATCGCTCTCCCGATTAGCCCGACTCAGTTCGTCTACATTAAGAACGTCACCGCTACCAACAACACCCTTATCGTTACTTGGACTCCCAATGGTGGAGCTTCCAATCCCGTTGTGACCCTCGAACCGGGTTCTTTCATCCAGTTTGTCGAAGCAACCACGGGAGCTGGTATTACAGCCCTCACCGTGACGGGTAGCGCCCCGGGTACTCTGGCAGAGTACATTCTTGGCGGATAATCGTTCTATGAGTGAGGGGAAAACACAAGCAGCTCTCAGCAAACTCAGCCGCCTCCCCGCTGAGGAGCAGCTCGCTATCCTCGATAAATTAGAGGAAAATCGGCGTCGCCGTCAGTACGTCAAGTATTTTGAGCCGTGGGAAGAACAAAAAGAAGCTCTTGCAAAATTCACCAAAGACCGAAAAGTATTTGGACTCCTCGGGGGCAACCGCTCAGGTAAAACCGTCCTTGGAGCTTTTATTGCGGTCGCATGGGCTCTTGGTAAAGACTATTTTAGAGATGAGCCAGTATGGCCTATCATCGAAGCCCTCCCGATTCCTGAGCCTCCAAACAATATTTGGGTCGTTGGTCTGGGTTTCGACGTGGTGCGAGATGTTATTTGGTATGAGAAACTTCGTCACGGCAAAGCACACCCGCCTTTTCTCCCGGATGATGAATCGATAAGAGATATTAAAGAAGGGGATTTTCAAGTCTATTTTGAGAACGGCTCCCTCATCACCTGCAAGTCGGCTGATGCTGGGAGAGAGAAGTTTCAAGGCGCGTCGATTGACCTCGTCTGGATAGATGAAGAGTGCGAAAAGGATGTCTACGACGAATGCTATCAGCGAACTGTCGATTGCTCTGGTAAGGTCCTTCTTACGCTCACACCCCTCACCGATGTCAACTCCGGTGTGCGAACTCCTTGGGTGTTTGACCTCTATGAAGAGTCACTTCTCGGAAAACAAGATTTGGTATTTTGTCAGCTTTCTACCCTTAATAGTCCATTTATCCCCCAAGAAGAAAAAGACCGCCTAGTAGAGAAGTGGCGTGGAGACCCAGAAGAGAATGCTCGTCTATACGGGGGATTCGTTCGTAAATCCGGTTTGGTATACCACCAATGGGACAAAGCGGTCCACATCGTTAAGCCTTTCACCATCCCCAACTGGTGGCAACGTGTCGTTACCATCGACCCCGCAAACACTGGAACCACCGCTGCTCTATGGATTGCAGTGGATGAGCGTGGCGACTATTACGCCTATCGCGAATATTATGAGAGAGAAAGAACAATCTCAGAGCACGCCAAGTCCCTCCGTATGTGTTGTGCCGGAGACCCCATCGATTACTGGATTCTCGACCCTTATTGGGGACGACAGCGAAACGGGGAAACTCATAAAACCGGGGAGCAGCTTTACCGCGAGAACCATATTCCCGTCCGTCTTCCAAAATTCGCCCCTGAGTACCCACTACAAATTTCACGGGAATACATTTCCGCAACCGTAACCCCGAATTCCCGCCAGCCACGCTTTTTCATCTTTCAAGGTCAACTTCCGCACTTCGAACACGAGATTACCCACTATACGTGGGACACGTTCTCGAAGGGCGAACAGAAGGGTCTCTCGAAAGACAAGCCCCGTAAGCGCGATGACCACCTTATGAACGCCATGCAGTATGCGATGACTCTCCGCTTGAGAGGTTCTCGCCGCCAATCTACAGATGTTTTCGGTCAACCAGTGAACGTCCGGGATATGAACCCGTCAGAACGTTCCAAACTCACAAGCTATACGTAGGAGACACATGGTTTCTCATCTTTTTTATGTAGCAGTCGGTATCGTTATCGGGGCTTTCATCCCGGCAGTTGGGCGGAAAATCAAAGCCTTCTTCGTCAAACAGTCTTCCTCAGTGGTTAAGAAAGTCGAAAGCAAACTCTAATGAAACCTTTTCTGGGACTCGCGCTTTGTTCACTCCTGTTAGCAGGGTGTGGGACCCTGAGGGGTGGGTACAATCTTGCTGATTGCGGTGTGGGGCACTTCTTCGGTCTCCACGTAGAGCTGAAGGGCAATGACCTCGTCGCAACCGATATGCAGATTGGACCTCATCGACAAGTTCACGCGCGGACCCCAGTCACGTTTTCCCTCAAAAAGCACGAGGGGAAGCAGTTTGTTTTCGTCTCAGAAGACATCGGCACCCTGTCTGTTACAGCAGACGGGTCGAAACTAGAGGGAACTCTCGAATCCGCAGATGACCATTCCGTAGACACTATCCACGGTCAAGCTGGTCCGCTCTCCAAGCTCCAAGAATACTCGAATTCTCAGTACGCTGCATGCCCCGCTTCACACGAGGGGCCATCAGTTCAGTAGCCCACCACGAAGGGTCCATCATGCCTAATAGAATGGTTGCCTACTTCGTCCGACATGGAACCACTGACCTGAATAAAGAAAATGTTTTCCGTGGGCAGGATAACCCACCTCTCGATACTCAAGGTCTCAAAGACGCCGATACAGTCGCTAAGTATCTCCGTCCCATCGAATTCGGGACTGCCTACATGAGTCCCCTCGATAGAACTGAAACGACCGCTGAGAGAATCCTCGAACCTCGCGGCCAGACCGCAAGCCCCACAGATGACCTCCTCCCGTGGGACACTGGGTATCTAACAGGTCAGCCTAAAACAGGGCACGAGAAAGACATTAAGTACTACCAGAATCACCCGAACACGAAAGTTCCGCAAGGGGAATCAATCAATGACCTTAAAGCGCGGGCTACTCCTCGGATTCGGATTGCTCTTAATCACGGTCTTAGTATGGGGGTTCCTTCGCTTGTGGTCACTCACTCAAGTATTATAAGAGTCCTGAGCGATATGCTTCACGGAGACCATAATCAAGTGAAAGTTAAACCGGGTGGGGTCGTTGGAGTCTTCCATGACGGAAAGAGCTTCAAAGCTGTGCCACTCTTTCGAAAAGAAGATGCTGGAGAAAAGACACATTACGGGGCGTAGGATTGAAGAAGGTTTTTGCGTAGATTGTGCAATAGATAGGGAGCCGAGGGATATATGTCCGAATTGCAAACAGGGAATACCGCGAAGATTGATTTATCTTCTCTTCACGTGGTAGAAGTTCACAGGACCACATTCGCGTGTCCCAAAGACGAACACAAGTTTTTTGCTCTAGAGTTGATTGGAAACGAACCAACATCGAAAGCAATCATCACTTTAGCTTGTACCATGTGCGGGACTCTCGTCCTACACCGGGTCAAAATCTAAAAAAGGAAAATAACACATGGCGATTCCAGCAGTAAATCTTTCGTATTACTCTCAGGGAACTGCCGTTCAGCAAGGTACGATTCCGTCTCAGGGCGGGATTTCCGGTCCGCAGTCTAAGCAGCTCATCGGTATCGCAACCGCGACCCTCGATGGCACTTTGACCGCGTTCACCGTGAACTTTATTGACGGAACCCAGAAGCTTTTCAATAGCGTTGTGTCTATCAGCGCTTCGAGCGCAACTGCTCCGGCAACTATTGGTGGCGTGGCTAACCAGTCCGTCATCTCGGGTGTTGGCGCATTCGGTGCTTTGAAGGTCGGTCAGTCGGTTACGACTGCTGGCTTTGCGAACGCGGGCAACAACGGCACCTTTACGGTGAACGCCGTTACGACCAGTTCGATTCAGGTGACTAACGCCTCGGCTGTTGCTGAATCCGGGACCTTTGGCGCAAACGTGCAGTACAACGCTGGCGCGAAGGTTTTGAGTGTTCAGGGCTCCCGTGCAACCCAGAACGTTGCGGGTGTGACTGATACCGCTGCGTCTTCGATTGGTGTGACTCAGGTTGACACCATTACCGATTCTAGCTGCCGCGTCACCGTCTCGGGCGCAGGTTCGAACGGCAACCTTTTGACGGTACTACTCGAAATCTATCCCACAGCGTAATTCTGAGAACATAGGAGAAAAACGAATATGTTATTCAGAAATGAGAATCCAAATCTTGGTCCGGCTTCGACCGTCAACGAAGTGGCTCTTACTGCCACTTCCGTTGTAACGACTCAAGGCAGCGACCTGAAACCTCCTACCCGTGAGTTTATCACGCTTCCATTGAGTGCGGCCTCCGCTTTGTCTGGGTGGCTCTTTGTGGCTCCTTGGAAGTGCCAGATTCTCGGGGCTCGCTTTAACTCCACTACGGCTGGTATTAGCACTCTAGCTGTCGAAAAGATTGCGGCCGATTCTATCGCCCCCGCAGCCCCTAACGGCACTACGATTGTCAACGTGTTGTCAACGACTGTTGCTTTGACCAACACTGCGAACACCCGCTTGTCAGTTGGACCATCCACGGCCTCTGGGGCGGCTGTATTGAACCCCGGCGACCAGCTTGCTTATTTCATTGCTGCGACTCCGACTGGCTTGGCTGGCGGAATCTTGCAGGTTGAAATTTCCCAGCTCGGATAACAAACTTCCCCAGACAATAGTGTCAAGTCGCTACTTTAGAGGGGCTTTCGGCGACGGATAACGATGACGGTCTGGTGTAAGCCCCCAAATTTTCGGAGGGACGATGTCATTACTAGAGGGACTGGCTCTAGCTAATTTTGCACTCGGGGTTTTCGATGGCTGGCTTACTCAGCGTCGAATGACTGATTATGGCCCGGAAGTAGAACTCAACAGCCTAATTGTCAGTCTAGCTAAGATTTTCAATCCCCAAGTAGCGGTTTTGGTTGTTTGTATTCTCTTTGCGGGTGCCCAGTCATTACTCTGCACTCTGATGGATTGGCCTTCAGCTTTAGCTTTTCTCGTCGGCTTTCGTTTCAAACTCTTGATTGGTCAGGTTCAAAGCCTGTTTTTTGAGGCCCAATTGAAGAAGTTCACGAAGATGCTAGAAGAGAAGCAAAAACTTGAAGGAGGCGTAATGCGGCCACCCTCCCCGCATTCCGATTCGCAAGAGTCGCCCTCCCAGCCTCCTTCTAATCTTGATAAGGATTCACAATGAGCATTCTCGGAACCGGACAAGAAGACATAAAGAAGCTTCTCGATGAATGCATGGACCCAGATAAGGTGGTCTTGCATTGTGGACAGCACGGTTATACCTATAGAAACAAGCGGACGGGTAAGTACAACAAGCCTCATTTCTCTTGTCCGAAGTGTCAGTTCGTGGCTTTCTTCTCTCTCTTGGCAAACACACCAGCGGGTCGTAGGCAGGAAACAGTGGAGATGCTGGAGTACAGCATCCACAAGCTCATTGAGGCGGAGAAGCGCGGTGAACTCAATAGCATGGTCCTGAACAACAGGCCAGAAGTCACTATCGAAAAGGGCTAATGCTAATACCCATCCTCGAACAGAACCTATCGAACTCGGGTATGAACGTCTCAGAAGGACCCGTAACATATATTCAAGGGACCCAGACCCCGGTCCATTGGCTTAATCACACGATTTGGGCACTGGTGCTATTGAAATGCTTAAGAAGCTGGCTCTAAAGATTCTGGGTATTAAAGAACCCGAACCCAAGGTCATTGTTATTCAAGCCTCAGGGACCTCACTCCACGCTATTTGTCATAACTGTGGACTACTCGTAGCCAGATGGGAGCCCACCGAACAGGGTCCTCTGTGCGCTAATTGTAAAGTTGGAGTTTAATGGCTAACGCTTTCGTCCAAGTTGCCCCTGATAGCACGGGCAAGAAGATGCAGACTTTCGAGAACCTCGTCAGTGGAAACACTGTCGAAGCGGAAGCTGTTACTCTTGTTCGGTCGTCAGACAACACGGAAGTGGGTTCTTCTGGGCAACCTCTCCGAGTGGACCCCACGGGTACTACAGTTCAACCAGTCTCAGGTACGGTCACTGGGAATCAAGGCACCCCAAACTCTCTCGCTAATAAGTGGCCTGTTCAAGTAACAGACGGCACGAACACGATGCCGACTGGTGATGCTTCCGCTAGAACCATTCACACTACGGTAGACAATGCGTCTATTGCTGTCACCGGAACCGTCACCGCAAACCAAGGAACCGCAAACGCAACCCCTTGGAATGAAAACGTTCTTCAATGGGGTTCTGTTGCAGTAGCCGCCGCAACAGCCGCAGGTGGAGATGGAACCCAAGTAATGCCCGTAGTTCGTAAAGCGGGCCGTCGATTTGGTTCGACTCTTACTACTACCCCACTTTCTTCTGGACAGACTTTCACAGGTGCGTGGAACGATACTGTAGCCAGCGGAACGTCTTTCGTTAGTATTTTCGCTAACTATGACGCCCTTCAACTAGCTTCTAACAATGGTCTCTATCTAGAACAATCGGATAACACAGCTCAAGCCAATTCCACTTCAACTGTTCAGACCCTTCAGCAAGCGAACTTCGCAACTGTTGGCGGGCCGATTACAAAAAGATATTGGCGCGCACGGTTTCAGGTGGGTACGGCCAATCAGACGGTTTTGAACATCGTTGCAACGGAATCTGAAACCATTCCACTTTCGGTGCTTTCTTCTGGCGGAGCGATTGGCGCAGCGCCTGCGCCGATAGGAACGGTACAAAACCCAGATTTCACCAACTTGGGAACCACAGCCGCTTGTTTGGTTGGTCCGAACGGCGGAGCCGGCGGCCCACTTTATGTGATGCCCGGTGTGTACAGCCCAACGTCGGCGAATGCGGGCGGAAATGGAAATAACTATCAAGCGCCGCGCACTCCCGATACGTTCAAGACCGCGACTGTAGCCGCTACTGCTACCGGCAACACTGCGGTCTGGACCCCAACATCTGGAAAAAAATTCAGATTGATGCGGTTTCAAGTCACCGCTCAAGGTCTCGCTGCAACAGCCACAGCCGCTGTAACAGTCTCTTTCCAAGACTCTTCGACGGGCATTACTATCGGAACCTATGATGTCGATGTTCCGGCTGTTGCTGGTGTTACAACTGGAATCACAAATATTTCGTGCGGATGGATTGACCTTGGGAATGGAATCCGTTCAGCCGCAGCTAACAACGTATTGAACTTCAATATCAGTGCTGCTGGCGCTGGTACAGTTGGAACTTATCGCGTAAACGTTTGTGGGACTGAAGAGTAATGGCACATACATACAACGTGCAGTCAGCAACGTATTTCCCAGGTTCTTCAGCAGACCCACAAGTCACTGTTGTTGGAACTGTAGATGGAGTAGCAGTCACTTGTTTTACGTGGCTCTCGGTTCTTGCAGCAGCAAACACTCAGGGCGGTCTTCCGGCAGTAAAGAACGTTGTAGCGCCTTTAATGCTTGCACAAGTTCCGCCAACGCCAACAGCTCCTACTCAACTTCCAACTGGAACGTTTGTCCAATAAAGGAAAACAATGTCAAGGCAAGCTTCTATTCTAAATGTTACTCCGTCGAATACTTCGGCGGGCGCTCTCCAAACCGATTTCGCTCAGACTATCGCAGCGGCGGGTACTGGCGCTCTCATCACTCTCTCTAAGTATCGAATCATCGTTATCAGCACGACTGTAGCGATGAACGTGAGCTTCGGTCTCTCCACCAACATCCAAGCTCCGTCCGCTAACTCCTATTTGATTCCTGCGGGCGCACAGACTACATTTGACCTCGGTCCCTCTTGCGACAGTCTTCAGTTCTTCAATAACACAGCGGGTTCAGGAAACGCTTACGTAAAGGTTCTCTCGGTTCAATAAGGATAGCCCTTGGCTAACACGATTACAGGTGAAATGGCTGCGGGTGGGGGTGTTGGACCACAGGGCGGATTTGGTTTTCAAAGCCCTGACCCGTCTAATGCTTCTACTCAGATGAACCGGACTCAAGGCGGTCTTGTTACAGACAAGAACGTTTTGACCACGTGGACTCTCGACACACTCCAGCGTCTTCGTAACTTCCGCCGTCCGTATGACCAACGCCGTTCTTATTTCTATCGGCAGTATATTGGTCAGCGCGACCGCCGGATGTTCCCGGACAATCTTACTCCCCGCTCTAATACGTTTGTTCCATACCCGAAATCGAACGTCGATATCGTTGTGGCACAAACTCATGATGCGTTCTTCTCTATCGACCCGCCTATTGAAGTAAGGCCGAAGGGTTCAACCGCAGAGCGCGCTTTCAATATGCAGTTGGTGCTTCTCTGCACCTTGAAGAAAGCCGCGTGGATTAAACAACTCGAACTCGCTATCCGAGATTGTGGCATCTACGGCCACATGGGTATTAAAGTAGATTGGGATTGGGACACTGACACGGTAAGTGGGCCCGAGCCCATCTATCAGATGCAACCCGAGATAGACCCACACACAGGTCAGCCTATCTTGAATCCAGATGGTAGCCCTGCCCAGCTCCCGGTTCTAGACCCGATGACCGGGGAACCTATTCAAATCGGGACTCAGCTCGTAACAAAGAAGGTCCCTCGGAACTGCCCGAAGATTATCCCCATCGATATCTTTGATTTTTTGATTGACCCTGACGGGAAGCAGAAAGCCCATGTGTTTGAAGTTAGTTGGGGTGAGATGCGTCGTCAGTATGAGAATAACCCAAAGCTTTATTTCCCGGAGGCAATGGATGAACTTACTAAGAAGCTTTCTCAGTACAGGGAACTCGACCGTGATGGAATTATCATCCGCGTCGCTGAACTATGGGACGATACGAATAAAACCGTAACGCAGGTGACTTTCGGTGAAGATGCAGACGCAATTGGATGGAAAGACCGTCGCTACCAATACCGTTCCGCGAGTTACAGTGCTTACAAGCGGCGAGTATATGCTGGACCACCCGTTCTCTTGTATACCGGGCCTAACCCTTTCGCACATCAACGAATCCCAATCCTCGACTTGGCGTATATACCTGTTAAAGGAGACGCCTACGGCATCGGAGTAATCGAGACTGTCAGTGACCTTTGTGAAGGCATTAATGTCTTCACGAACATGATTACTGACAATTGGAACCTCAATATTAATCGCCGCGTCGCTTATGACGTGACTGTCGATATCGACCACGACCAACTCGATATGGGCAACGTTCCCGGAGGTAAAGTGGGTGTGGTGGGAGACCCGTCAAAGGCTCTCTACCCGTTCCCGGCTTTCACTCCCGGAGCACAAGATTATCAGATTCTCGACCTCTATCGCTCGATGATTGAAATGGGTTCGGGTATCTCAGACTTCTACGCAAAGGGTATCGGCAACACTGGTGGTAACGATACTTCTAGTGGCATCTCTCAGGTTATCAACCAGAGCGGCTACACGTTCAAGATGTTCATTCGACGCTTTGAGAGCGAGATTCTTCAGCCTCTTTGCGAGATGGCATCTAGTATGATTCAACAGTTCGGAACAGATGAGATGGAGTACTCCATCACCAATGCTCCTCCGAACATTCCGAAGTGGGGCCGGGTGAAGCTGACTGACCTTCTCGGAAACTACGAATTCGATTTCGTGGGTGCTAACTACGCCACAGGTAAGGTTGTCAAACAACGGAACCTGATGGCCTATTACAACCTAGCGCAGCAGTCCCCCTATGCACGTCAAGGGGAGTTCCTGAGAGAAATCGGTCGTTGCATGGAGATTCCGTTCGTTAATCGGCTTCTCAAGAGCGACGAAGAAGTTCAACAGGAATCACAGCAGCAACAGAACGCCCAGATGCAACAGTTCATTCTTGACCACCTCTTGAAGTTTGAGAGCAAGGCTGCAATCGAACAGATTAAGAAACCAGAATTCAGACCAGGGAATAGCGTTCCAGCGGCTTCTGAATCCAGACAACATGGGGAAGATATCCAGCGTCAAGCTGAAGAGTATCTTGCTCAGACCGCAGACTCGATGTTTGGAATGGCTCCGGGTACAGAACCCGTCCATCCAGTAGGCCGCCCTCGACAGTCTCAGTTTGAAGGTCAAATCCCAGGCGGGAAGCAAAACGACCACATGAGAGGCTTTGCCCAAGATATGGGTGCAAACGCCATCGGTACATCAGGTTCAGGAGAATAAAATGGAAAGCTCTAGCGAGAAGTTTGCAAGTCAGTTTATGTCAGAAGGTCGCCCAGCAGGTGATGGACTCCAATCGACTGGAATGCATCCGGGTGACGTGTCTGTCGAGCTGACCATTAAGACTCCTCAGGCTGGTTGCGGTTTTGCGGAATGGGCAACTGGCGGATATGATTTCGATGGTTGTGCGTCAGGTAAGGTTGGGCGGTATAACTATAAGCCGGAACCGGGTCCTGCAAGCGACTATAAGGCCAATATGCCACAGCGCGTAAAGGTTCAAAATGCCTAATGGCGATGAAGTCGGCAAGGGCTTTGCGATGAATCAGGGACACTTCCACGATGGGAGTCTCCCTCCTTCAAACGGTATGAACCTTGACCCACGCTATCTTCTCGGGCATGAGAATCACTTCGACCCGAACGTATATACACCTGAACAGATGATTCAAAAGGGAGCATTGCGGGGACCGATCGACCCCATCAAAACGACGTAGAGGAGAGGGAATGTTCTGGGATAAATGGTTCAAGAAAACTGAATACGTGATTGTTCCCTTAAACAGAGGGACCCTTGTCAAGTGGGACAAGGAAACGAAAGAATCCGTAGCAAGCCTAGCGTACCATCCGGGTTTCAAGGCTCTGGCCGACAGAGCTGAAGGTCATGCTGCTCTCCTCGAAGGGCGCTTGAGGACTCCGGGTATCAAGGATATCAGAGAAGTGGACTTCCTCACTTCGGGTATCTATTGGCTCAATTGGCTGCGTCTCGAAGTCAACAAGGCCACCCAGATTGGGTCACTCCCTGTCAGGACTGCTGAACAAGAAGAACTGGCGGCGTGGAAAGCTCTCGACGCACAAATCGAGCGAGTAGGCGGAAAGTAGTGTCAACCTTTCCAGTTTCATATAGCGGATATACTTATCCGCCAGAAGCAAGACAAAGAATTCTAGAACTTTTTGGTATGAAATGTTGTCGTTGTGGATATGATTCAGATGTTCGTGCTTTACAACTTGACCACATTCATCGAGCGAGAGTTCCAAGAAACCATACCCATAGAAGTGGATATGGTTTATACCGAGAAATTTTAAAAGGTAATATTTCTAAAAACGATTTCCAACTTCTTTGTGCTAATTGTAATTGGATAAAGAAGTTAGATAACAAAGAACACTATCCTATTGTCACAAGCAATAAGACAGTAAAGAGTGTTCCTTCACAAGAGGAAACACAATGTCACAAGTAGACCAGATTGCCCCAAACGGAATCGTTCAGTTAGGCGAAACTCCCGGCGGGATTGATGCGACTTTTGATTCCATGTTCGCGACGGACTCAAACGCACCAGCGGCACAACCGCAACAGCAGCAAGTCGCGACACAGCAGCCTCCAGTCCAACAACAGGTAGCTCAACCACAGACTCCTGCACAACAGGAATTCTTTATTAAGGGCGACCAATCTGTATATAAGACTCACGAGGATGCCGTTCGGGGCCTGAACGAAAAGGATGGCCTAGTTAAAACGCTGCGCGAGAGATACGCGCTAGTCACCGGAATTGACCCTATCACGGGCCGACCTGTTGAAAATGCGATACAGTCACAGCCTCCTGTGCTGGATTATACGCAGAACCCGAGCAAGTTTATGGAAGACCTGTATTCTGCCGCAAAGGGCGGACAGGCTGACAACTATGTCGCGGTTCAACAGAAGCTAGTGATGGATACCTTAAAGCCCGTTGCTCCCTTGATTCAGGACCTAGTCCGAACCAAGGCCATCAACGAGGTCTCTAAGGAAAATGCGGAAGCCTCGAAGTTCTTCGGGTCTGAGCAGTTCTCCCAGACCATGAATTCTCTTCCCGAGCTGAAGCAGGCCATCGGAGCTGCCGAGACTGATTCTCGGTACTACTCCCAGCTTCCGGGCCTTTATAAACTGGCGTATCTTGCAGGACAAGCAATGAACATTAAAAGTGTCTTGCAGCAACAGGCGTCACAAACTCCCCCTCCAGTTTTGCAACCTGTGAGGACTTCAGCTCAACCTAGCACTCCCGGCCTACCCTCTCCCCAAGCAGTAGCGAGACCCAATCTCGGTACTATCGAAGGAATCAGGGAAGTTATTCGGCAAGGGGAAGCGCGAGGTTTCAAGCAGGAAGACCTCTTGCGATAAACGGTGGGTCTAAGGAAAAGCAATGAAGACTTTCTTGAATAACTTGGTTTCTCTCGTCGGTCTGGTCTTTGGTATCGGAGACGATATCGTTTCCGTGATTACTGGTAGCGTTGGTACTCCGGGAGCTGCGGGCTCCTTGGCCAGCGACCAGCAGACCTATTTTTCGGCTAAACTGCTCGAAGTCGCGGTTCTGATGACCGTGCTCGACCAGTTTGGTGACAAGGACCCGATTCCTTCTAACTCCAGCAAGACGATTCAGTTCAACCGTTTGGAAAAGCTTTCAACCAGCTTGTCCCCGACTCAGTTGACTGAAGGCGTAATGCCGGACGCGATTGGTCTGACTATGTCTCAGTTCACTGCGGTGGCGGAACAGTACGGCCTTGTGCTGCGCTTGTCTGACCTCGCGGAGCTGACTTCGAAGCATGACGTGGTTGGTCGGGCTCTGTACGTACTCGGTCTGCAAGCGGCTGAAACGTATGACATTTTGATTTTCAACGTGCTTGCAAGTGCTAGCAACGTCTACCGTCCAAACGGCCGGACCTCGAATGCGACCACGACTGCCTCGGATAAGATTGGTTATGTGGACCTCACGGCTCTGCATGCTAACTTGATGGACCAAGGCGGACGCCCGTTCGACGATGGGGATTATGTTCTCGTCGTTGCACCGCAGGTGAATGCTAGCTTGCTGCAAGACCCTGACTTCAAGGCTTCCAACCAGTTTGGTAAGCCGGAGCGCATCTGGCGCGGCGAAGTCAATGAACTGACCGGATTCCGCGTTATTAAGACCAACGCTCCGGGCTTTGCGGCTACCACTCAGGCCACTGCTGGCGCAGCTAACAAGCTGTTTACGTCCTTCGCGATTGCGCGAAATGCGTATCAGATTAGCGACCTCCAGAACCTCCGTGTGTATGCTGCGGCTCCCGGCGGTCAGACGGACACCCTGCAACAGTCCCGTAAGATGGGCTACAAGTTCGCGTTCAAGTCGATTATCACGAACCAGAACTGGATTTGGGCCGTCATCTCTGCTGGACAGTCCTCGGTGAACAACTAATTAACCCTTAGCTGAATAGGGGAGGTCACTACCACCTCCCCCTTTCACATATCATCCCACAAGGATAAAGGTACTAAAATGGCTGACAACAGCACCGCAGTAAATAAAGTTCAGACAGTTGCAGAGAAGTTGCAGACTAAAACGCAGAAGGGTGCAGAAGCCCTTGCCGCACGGTTAGCTCTCAATAACGACGAGAGTCAGTGGGAAGTAGTTGTGGTTCCCGCTACCGATTTGTTCGGTGAACCTCATAGCGGCGTATCGATTAACTTCGAAAGATTTGACCCCGACAAAGATGAACAGGGACGACACACGGGGAAAGAGGGACGGTATAAGGTAGACCCGGAGAAAGCGACCGAAATTCGGCGTTTGCTCCAGCAGCATCTACAAGCTCAGATGCGTATTCTCCAGCCCGGGCAGGACAAGAAGATGGGTGAGATTATGCGTCGGGGTGGTAAGCATGCCGCGAGTAACGCGGGTGCAGCCGAAGCAGACTCACTTGGCGCTAACTTCTCAGGGTTCTAAAGATGCCAGCTAGCTTCGATGTCGCAGTGAAAACAGTGCTTGTGAATGAAGGGGGTTATGTCAATAACCCAGCAGACCCCGGTGGTGAGACAAAGTATGGTATCAGCAAGCGGGCACACCCCGATGTCGATATCAAGAATCTCACACCACAAGGAGCTGCCGAAATCCTCAGGCATGAGTATTGGCAGTATCAAGACTGCAATTCACAGAACGTCGCGACAAAGATGCTAGATATGAGTGTCAACCTCGGACCCGGTACAGCAACGATATTGTGTCAAAAGGCTCTCAATGACATTGGTCAGGCCGTAAAGGTCGATGGTCGATGGGGGCCTAAAACACAAGCCACCTTGAATGGGTCTCTCGAATCAGAGATACTTCCAGAGATTCGAGTGCATCAATCTTCTTATTACGTGGAACTAGTAGCCAAGAGACCGGACCTCTATCCATTCTTAACTACTTGGCTTAGGCGGGTACAAAGTTGTTAGCTCTTATTCTATCGTGGCTGATGAAGCCCAAAGTTCTCGCGAGTGTCCTTTTAATCGCTGCTCTCTCAGGAGCCTTCTTCTGGTACGGAGCTAAACGAGAAGCAGACGGGTTTTCAGCAGGCAAGAGAAGTCAGCTAGATGAAGACAAGGTCTTACTAGCACAACAGGCGAAGTCGTTTCAAGACACCCTGAATCAGCAACAGGCGATTATCACAAAAGAAGATGCGCTGCTTAACAGCCTTAACGACAGCCTCAAAGTCACGCAAGCTCAGTTGGTTGCTCTTTCTTCGCAACGTCAGTCGCAACAGCAAAGTGTGGCAGCCCTCCCTGATGCTAAAGTACAAGCGGACCTTGAAGCAAAACTCGGCGGCCTACTTAGCCAAACAGAGACTCTCCGCAAGGCTGATTCGATTGTCACAGATTATCCGCTAGTCGTCAAGCAATCGGAGACGCTCACCGCTCAAGTCAAGGACGAACATCAGAAAGTAGACGTTCTCCAGACCGAGCTTACGGCAGTCACAAAGCAACGTGACGCGGCCATCACGTTCAGCAATGAGGTAATGAAGAACTACGTCGATGCTTACAACGCCGCTCAAAAGCATCACAGCCTTTTCGTAAAGATTATAACGCTGGGGTTGGTTCACGATAAGCACCTCAAGCTCCCGAATCCGGTCGAAATCCATGTTCCAACGATTAGTTAATTGGTGTCAGGGACGACATACTCTCTTTGCAGTTTTCTTTGCTGCCTTTGGGTCTATCCTTCAGTGGTTCCATCGCCTTGACGGTAACTACATAGCGCTCATTACAGCAGTTCAAGGATTTGTTTTTGCCCACTCGTGGAAAGAAGATTTCTTCGACCAAAAGCCACAAGGACAATAAAAAGTGCCTTACACGAACTTTCCGAGCGTAAATGATATCCTACGGCGTGAGCCAAGATATCCGTCAACAGCTCCTCAATGACTCGACGACCCCGGGTCAAGCCATCCTCATCGACTATACGAACCGCACCCATAAACAGATGCTTCGTTTTAGCCGTTGGGGATTTTTGCTTTCAGAACCTCAGTACTTCGTCACTGAGTACGGTCAATCCAACTACTGGCTTGGAGCGAGTGGTCAGGCTCCTGCCGGGTTCGTTGATACAGGGCTCAACCTGATTGACGTTGATAAGATTAAGAAGGACTCTGTCATTGATATCTCGAACCTGCGAGCCCTTAAGTGGATGTCTCAGCAGGTGTATGGACCCACTCTGGTGGACCGGACTGGGGCAGGTCGTCCCGGACTCCCGGCTATCTATGTTCAGAATCCGAATGACCCCTTTCAGCTTTTGATGTTCCCCCCGCCTAAGAACGATAACGTGACCCAGCCTGTTCCTCAGGTCCCTATCTGTCAGACTCTCGCGGGCGGTGCTCTCGCTAATCGAACCTACTTCGTGAAGGTCACTTACGTTGACCAGCTCGGTGGAGAGTCTACCGCTCCTGCTGCTAGCGCTCAACAGTTCATCACCGCGAACAACCTCTGTGTGGTCAAGAGCCCTAAGCTCCCGTTTGGCGTGACTGTGTCGGGTGTCCAATACAACCGCTACAACGTCTATATCGTTCAGGCGACCTCAGTGGACTCTAGCGGCAACTACGTCGATAACCAGAACGAACTCAAGCAGAACGCTTCCCCAATCACCATTGGGACCGACTTCGTTGAACCCACTACTGGTCTAGTGACGAACCTCGGGACGTTCCCGACTACGAATACCCTCCAGAACCTCGGTGGGTTCCTCATTAAGTTTCAGTACTACAAGAACCGCGCGACTCTCACGAGCCCGGCGCAACTCCTCCAAGTCCCGGAAGACTACAAAGATGTGGTCATTCACGGGGTCAACTTCCTTGCATGGAAGCTCTTGGGCAAAGAAGACGAAGCAAAAATCTCTCAGGAACTATATCAGTCTGGTCTACGAGAAATGATTTGGGATAAGAACCTGTTCCCTGAAGGCGTAGAGTTCATGCGCCCGGATGGAGCAACCTACATCAACCAGCAGATTCTCGGCTTCCTGCCGCAAGGGTTCTAATATGGGTGAAGCCACACTCACACCTTGGCATCTTGAGAACGCCGCGAACTATCGCTATACGCGCTCTCGTTGGGACACCGCAGGTATCGAAAGCTTCGTTCAGCCTCCCGCTCAGAACGCGGATATGTTCAACAAGCTCACGAACATCCTGCCGCCTCTCAATGGAGTGCTACAGCGTCGGTTCGGATATCGCAGCTTCCTTCCCAAGATAGATGCAGGGACTTCCTTCAACTCTGATGAAGTTGTCGGCGGTAACAACAACGTTGGCTTTGCCGCTCGTCGCCTCTTTGACTATGAGTCAGATAGTGCGGGAGAGCGGACTATTATTGGGAGTGCGTCGAATCAAACTGGCATTCTCGGCCCGAACAATAACTGCGGATACTTTGATGCAGTTGGTAATTTCGTATCGCTTCTGACTCCCTCGAATGGGGCAGATGACCCAACAGTCGTTACGTCTCGTGACTACGGGTATATCCTTGATGGTGTGGTCGCGGACGCCAAGAAGTGGTCTATAGGTTCAGTTGTAACAAAGTTTGGTATCGCTGCTCCGACAACTCCAATCACTATCGGTCAAGCGAGTGGAGGCGGGGCCACCACATACGCTCTATCTGCGGTAGCTAATGCTTCAGCGGGTAACACGGTCTATACGGGAACCGCTCTCTCGACTCTAGTGACAGGGACTTCAGTCTCTATTGCAGGGTTTGTCAACTCAGCAAATAATGGAACGTTCTCTGTTGTTAGCTCAACGTCAACGACCGTCACGGTCAATAATCCTTCAGGTGTCGCGGAAACGAATCCGGGAACCCTGACCACCACTAACAAAATTTTCCCAACTACTCTTTTGAATGGTTGGGGACCAAACGCCCACGTTGGTTCATATGAAGGTGGGACGAACCAAGGCTTCCAGTTTGGTCTTGACTCTAGCACCACGAACGCTTACTCGAACCCGAGCAATGCTTTCGACGGTAATGAGAATACTTACGCTTCAGCGAGTGGACAGCATACCCATGTTTACTATGGGTGCGTGTGGTCCTTTGCAGCTATCTCTGGAACACTAACGAACATCAAACTCAACGTCTTGAGCGAGGTTCCAGTAAACGGAACTGATGGTCAACTCGTCAATGCCCGTACCGCTGGTATCTGGTATTCTCTGGATGGCGGGAATAACTGGCAGCAAGTATATGATACGGTTCCCCGGAACAAATCGTGGGACCAAATCTCACTTCCGGCGGGACAGGATGTCTCGAAGGTGCAAGTCATGGCGTTCTTGGATGCCCATGACGATATGTATCAGAAGGTCTACGAGATTAACATCCAAGCTCAGAACGTTGGTAACGGTCCTATCACCCTGACCAATGGTCGAGTCTACTATCAAGTTTTCAATAACACGGTGACTGGTCACTACAGTGACCTTAGCCCGGTGAGTACAAGCACTCTGGCCGTAGCGGGAGCGTTCATCCCTCTCAGCAACCTTGCTGTGTCGAGTGATCCGCAAGTAACGAACGTCACCATCCTAGCGACAGCGGATGGCGGAGACCCAACGATTCTCTACTTCGTAGGGACAGTGGCGAATGGAGTGACGGTCTTCCAAGACGGTGTGTCTGAAGAGACTCTCATTCTCAGCGATGTGTTTCAGTATACGGATACGAGCGGGAACAACTTCGGGGTGGTCGGCAATCAGCCGCCACCGCAAGGGTCCCTCCTCATCAAGCACCGTGGTCGTCTCTTTACAGCGGTTGGCCAGATTGTCTACTTCTCGAAAGCTTTCTCTGAACTCATTACGAGTACTACGACTCTTGTTGGTCGATATGAAGAGAGTTGGCCACCTGAGAACGGCATTGACATTTCTGAGGAATCAGAGCGCATCATCGCCCTCTACTCAGATGGTAGCTCTCTCTATATTGGTACGACTCGTCACATTCGTCGCGTAACTGGAGACGGACCTTCAACCTTTAGTGAGCCCGAAATCTTGTTTGCGGAAACGGGCGTTGGTAGCTTGAAGTCTTGGCAGACTGTGTTCCTTGAGGGAACTCCGGTTGGCGCAATGTGGCTCACTCCCGACTTCCGTGTAATCGGAAGCGACTTCAATACATATCAAGATGTTGGAACTCATATCCAAGATACTCTTAATAACATCAATCCCAATGCTGTTAGCAACGTGTGGGGAACCTTTGTAGCAGATGGTCCCTATAACTTCTACATGCTGGGGATTCCAACAGGAACAAATACCAATGTCGATACAATCTGCCTCTACGATATGCATCTCAGGAAGTGGTATATCTGGCGTCTCACAGATAACCCTCTAAGCATAATCTTCTACTATAATCTTACAGGTATACCTAAGTGGCTGTTCTGTGATAGCACTGGGAATTACTGGTTGGTGGACCCAAACACGGTGGTGGATAGACAGGGCGGCATTCAGCAGAACGTCACCTCAACGATTCAAACCACGTGGCTAGACCTTGGGGACCACAACGCAACCAAGTTCCTCAACGAACTCGAATTAGTAACGAGTGACCCAAACATTCTTGTCTCTGTTGAGGGGGCTCTCGATAACTCCACGTTCACTACTCCTGATGTAGTTGTCTCGAATGTTAAACCCATCAAGAACTTTCTTGGTCGCTTGAAGGTCTTTCTTGCTCCATACGCAACGAGACATCGGTGGTATCGTTTCTCCTTTGTCTCAACTAATACCCCTCAAGAATCGATTGGGGCTTCCATCCTCTCGTTCTTGGATATTGAAACCAAGCCTGTCCATCGAATCTAATGCCTAGACCACTAAAGCTAACCAATCCGGTCAACGACGTAGCAGTCCTGAACAAGTGGGCCGAAGAAGTCAATACAGAACTTCTTCAGGCTAAGAACGTCCAGAAGTTCGTTGCTACTAAAGCCGCGAACGCTAGCGTCACGAATATAACGAACAATATCACTGGAGCGAATGATGGGCTTCTCCATAGTGATGCTCCTTGGCCCGCTGACGCCGCCTACACAATCTATCGTGATGACTTCATGTACAGTCAAACCGCGACAGCGACTCTTGGTGAAAGTCGTTGGCAATTGGGAACGAATGGCGGTGTTTTTAAAACGACTATTGGGGCCTTTAATAACCCCGGCGTATTGCAAATGTTTGCAAACACCACAACTTCAAGTACAACAACTAGTAGTCAGGGATGTAATATCTTCCCGCTATTCGGAGTACCAAACCTCTTTTGGGATGCGACGTGGCCTTTATTTGATTATCCCGGCTGGCGAATGAGCTGGGTATTTGGGCTTGGACGAGGATACAATCCGAAGTACGGTGGCTCGAACTCCGGCATGGTCGCTTTCACCTTAACGAAGCAAAGCATGTATGTCGGTATGGCCAACGATAGCAACGCGAGTGCGTTCATTGGAGCCGGACGACCTCCAATCTTCTTTGGGTGCCGATTCGATACAGATACGACAGCTCCATCTATCGGAGACACTACCTTTTGGCTAGAAGCAGTAATGAATCCTCCACAAAGCACCTCTACCCGAAACAATATACAGGGTACTAATGGGGGAGCTTTCAATACAGGTATCGTCCCAGTTGAAGGTAAGTTCTATCGTCTCGATATGGTCTATGCTTCTTCTGGACAATTGAAGATGACCTTGAGTGGGAATGGGGCAACTGCTACCACAACGTTTACGATAACCCCGATGTCCATGCTTTATAAGTCAGCAGGCCTTGCTCCGATTAATAGCAATGGTATCACAAACGTAAATACCACACCAAATACTTTTAGTACAACGAACGGGTATCTTCCTCAAGCTCCGGGTTCTATTGTAACCATGAGTGGATGGGCTTCTACCAATAGTCCCTTAAACGGGACGTTCACAATTCTTCAATCAGATATAAACGCCACACCATTTATCTTTACTCCGGGTGGATTCACAACTCCAGTGGTTGGCGGAACCGATACAATGGTTGGATATCCATCTATCCTTCCAATGGCGTCAATGACCAATGATACACAAGCGTCTCAACCTTCCGCGAACTCTAGAGCGCTTAACTTAGACCTTTTTGAATTCGTTTCGAACGGTGGCCTCAGAGGAGCCACATCGACGAACCCTCTGAATTCAAGGTACTTCCTATAATGAATATCCCAGACCTGTCTAGTCAAGACTCAGTGAACCTACACATAGTAACTACACTCGGAGAAATCAGAGCGGATGTTGCGGCTTTGAAAGCGGGACAGAGTATCGTTGTGGAAACTCACAGTACCTTGAGAGCGGACATAACGAGTATAGAAGAAGATGTGAAGAAGCAGGGCCGACGCATCTCATATATGAGTGGAATTGCTGTAGGCTTAGGAGCTGCACTGGGAATCACAGGTAAAAAGGTACTAGAGACACTGGGGATTATCTAATGCTATTCTATGGGGGACAAGGACAGCCTTTCGCCCAATACAATCCGTGGAAGACTGAAGCCCAAGTCATCTCAGGGTTCAATCAAATGAACCCGATGAACAACCAACAGGGTCAAGATATGCAGGTCTATAGGACCTTGCTTAACTTTCATGGGCCAAGCGGCCCCACCCAGATGGGTCAATCAAACGTCTTTAGAACATACTAGGAGGAAGTATGAATCGTATTCGGTTAGCAACTCAGGAAGAAGTGGATTCAATTAAGGAAGTAAGCGACCTTGACGCCTCATGTAATGTATTTGCTCTTGCAGCATCAGGAGAAGGAACTGGCAAAGCGGGATTGGCGGTTCGCCGAGTCTGCACTGAAATTGACCCCCTCGTTGCTGACGGTCTCTCCACCCGGTTCAAAGCTATCTTTATCCGGGACATCGAAACGGTTTTAGCTGCTCAGGGTGTCTTGTCGTATTACTTTAACATCGACCCAGATGACATTGAGTGGATAGATTTTATTACGAAGTGGGGCGGGGAACAAGTCAGTAAGAAACCGCTTTTGAGATTTAAAAGGACTCTCTAATGAGTACGCAGAACAAAACACAGAGTACAGCACAATTTAACCAAGGCTCAATGGGTGCTTTTAACCAGTTCACCGGGTCTGGTAGTAATGCTTTGCTCAGTGAGATTAACGACCCGTATAGCAACATGGCGTTCAACACCCAGTTGCAGATGGGTAATCGCGCTCTCCAGCAACAGCAAGGGATGGGCAATCAAGCCCTTCTTCAGCGGATGGGTGCGTCAGGCATTAACCCGAGTTCGCCTCTCTACCAGAGTCAGCTTGGCATGATGCAGCGTCAGGGTATGGCCAATCAGAGTGGGATGTATAATAACCTTCTCTTGAATGCCAGCCAGCTTCGTCAACAGGCTATCTATCAGGCTCTCGGTTACAAACCGCTTCAGACAGGAATGACGAATGTCCAAACTCAAAGCGGGCTTGGCACTTGGCTCCCACAGGTTGCTGGTATGGCAATCAAAGGCGGGATGGCTGCTGCAACGGGCGGCGCTAGTCTTGCTGCGGGAGGGTTCGGTGGGGGGATTGGTAGTGCTTTCCTTGGAGCTAGTGGCTCTGCTCCTAACCAAAGTTTCTGGCAGAATAATGGCTCTAACGGATATGCTAACTACGACCAGACTCTTCAAGGACCTCAATAAGGACTAACGCCGATGCCTTGGGATACAAATTCAGATTGGGACCAGATGATTGCTCCGTATCAACGGGCAGCTTCTCAATTCCAAAGTCCGTACTCAATCGTTGATAAGAACTCTTGGCTGGCTCAAAACCATCCGGGTGTTGCCAACGTTGCGGATAATGCTTTCCTTGCTGCGGCCATGACTCCGGGTCCGAGTGGACCTGAAGGAGTTGGTGGTGGTATCTCTCGAACCTTCCAAGGTCTTCTTGGGGCTCGTCAGTATCAACGTCAACAGCAACTCACCGCTGCAATGCTTCCCTATCAAATGATGCAGCCAATGCTCAATGCCGCTCACACTCGGGCACAGATTGGTCAAGAGGAAGCTGCGGCTGATTACTACCGCGCTCACGGCAAGTACCTCGGAGACATGACTGATATCAACCAACAGAAGGCTGATATCGCTCAACAACGTGCGGACCAAGCTAAGTTCGGTAAGCAACTCAACGACCCAGAGGAACGCTTCGCTTATAACTCTGTGTTCAAAAAGTACGGCGTTGATTCTATCGATAAGCTGACTCCCGACCAACTTGGAGAAGCTCAGACCAACTACGAGAACCTGAAGCGTCAGTCACACATCCGTAGCGGCTCGGCATCACTCAACGAGTACATCATTGGTGCAAACCCTCGACAAGACGGGGAAACCGACCCAGCTTACAATAAACGAATCGCGGATGCGATTATCTCTGGTCAAAGTCAAATCGCGGGTGGAAGAACTAGCGCAGAACAGAACGCCCCACATCCTCAGGTCACTGCGGATAAGCTCATGGACGATTCTGCTAAGTGGGTTAACTACGGACTAGAGAAGCCGAAGCAGCAGAAGTCTCTCGACTACATGATGGACCATCCTGAAGTCAAGAGCCCAGAAGAAGCTGTAATGGCTATGCAGAAGAATCAAGCTGACTACGACCAGAAGGTTGCGTCTCGTGGTATGTGGCGGACTTCTTATCTCTCTTCAGATGCTCCTAAGAACGGCATTGGTTTCATTGATTATTTAAAGCAGCAAAAAGCAATGGGTGTAAATATCGGGTCGTTTGGGAACCTCCCAGACAGCCCAACCAGTTCGGGCGTCAGCGCTCAGGGTGGAACTGGCAGCAGTTGGACTCCTAAGCAATAGGTGATTAAATGCCCCCACAGCAGGGACAACAAACTCCGGGAGAAGATGTTCTCCTAGATACACTCCGTCGTTCTAAGATTACGGATGAGCAACGTCAATCTATTTGGGATGCCTATCACACACAAGGCGATGAAAAGTCTTGGGTGGGTGGGATTAACAAACTCGAATACCCAGACGATGTAAAGCAAACGCTTTATGACATGCGGTGGAAGGGCTTTAAGAACCTTCCAACTAAAGGTCCTGAAGCTGTTCAGCAACCTGCTGCTACTCCACAGGTCCAGACTCCTCAGGCTCCGGCTAAGACTCAAACTGCTCAACTTCAAGCGCAACCGGGTCTCTTGGATAAGGCTGCGTCTCTTATCTTTGGGGATGCGAATACTCAGTGGGGTTCTGAAGCTCGTGCTCTAATGCACGGGGACTTCAAGAAGGCCGCTCAGATTGAGTTTACCCCCAAGAGTCAGTTCGCTGCTCCAGCACAATCTCGTCCTATCTACCAACCCGCTGACCCGAAGGACCCCTACTACCAACAGCACCCAGTTATTAGGGCAGTCCGCGATGTTGCTTCAGGTCTAACGACTCCCGAGAGCGTTGCTACCCTTATGGGTACTGGCGGCCTCGGTGAAGTTGGAACCGCTGCGAACGCTTTGTTCCGTACTCAGATGGCTGTCGGTACGGGCGAAGCTGGATACAAAGCGGCTAAAGCTATTCAAGCTGGCGACAGCAGTGAAGCTAAGTACCAAGCTGCAACAGGTGTTCTCACTGGTCTAATGACCGCTCATGGTGGCTTTGCTCCAGATGAAGCACCTGCTACTAAAGATTTCAAGGGCGGAGCCTATACTGAGCCTGTCTCGAAAGCTCCTGCACCTCAAGCTCCAGCAACTCCGGCGTCTCCTGTATTCAAGAGTGAGGCGATTGGAGCTGTTGCCGGGACTCCTACTAAAGACCCTCTCCGTCTCGCTGACTCGCTCAGAGCGGAGAACTACGACCTCAACGCCAGACTCAAAGGCGTTAGTGGTCCTGATGCGGCTGTCATTCAACAGCGCATCAATGAGAACCACGCACAAATTGCTGAACATGAGAAAGCTCGCTTCTCTCAGAATCAGCCCGTAGATGTTGTCGCTCCACGCCCTGTTCAACCTGCTCCCTTGCCAACTTTCACGAGAGCAGAGAGCCCGATGAGACCGTATGACCCAACTGGGACACGGTTTGCAAAGGGTGGAACAGTCGGTATGGAGCCTGTTGATTTTTCAGAGGCAGTTGCTCCCTCACCGAAGCCGGAAGGTCAGCCCCCACTCAAGGTCACAGTAGACAATGTTGGTCTACGTTGGGCTGAAGACCCGGTCTCAGGTCGTAAGGTTACAGTACCGAAGCGCATCGCTGACTCCGATGTAGAAACTTATGCACGACCTGAGATTGCGAAACAGGTCTCCGGGAACGCTGCTATGCAGCAGCACTTTAAAGATAATCCAGTTGTTCCGGTACAGGCTGAGAAGCTTAACGGCGCGAAACCAGAACCGATTGAAACTGTAGTCAAGCCGACTGAGGGACCCAAAGTGGTGGCTCGGAACTTTGACCTCCCCTCACAGGTCAAGGACGATATCTCTACGCTGGTTGATAAGCGGATGGGTATCCAGACCACGGACGCTGAAGAAGCATCTCCTCGCTTTAAGGCGATGTCTAGCGCAGAAGCGGACCTCACTGGCAAGCTCAAGGGCTCTGTCAGGGAACACCTGCGCTCTCTCACGAACGAGCAGGTCCTCCAACTCCGGGATAAGTACTCTAAGTCGAGTGAGGACTTCCAGAAGCAAGCTGATGCTGTTCGGGAGCTGACTGACCAGACCGTTAAGAACCGCGACATCAAGAAGTCTCTCATTGAGATGAAGGCTTCTGGTGGACCAGTCAAGAGGGTAGCCACGGGGGGTGTAGACCCGGAAACTGGTGAAGCTGAGACCATCGGGGTCAAGCCTCAGGCGGATGTAAAGCGCGGCGGTAGACTCCTAATCAACGACCTCCTCGGGTATAAGAACCCGCAGGGAGCTGAAGTATTCCACATTAACGATGCGCCTAAGGGCGTGAGTGATGAAGAGTGGGGCGGCTTCGTTCAGAAGGAACTGGCTCGGAGAGACCAGCTCACCCACGATATCAAGAAGCAGTTTGAACTCCAGACCAGTCTCTCAGAGATTTCTGGCGGTACGAATGAGGTAGACCAAGAAGGTTTCCTCGGGAAGATAAGGGAACTAGATGAACTAGAGAAGGGTATTGGTAAGTACGCTCTCTCTGAAGACGCGATGCCTGCTGGACGACGGGCTAATCTCCCACCCGAAAAGGGTCCCTCAGGTGAGATTAAAACCAGTGAAGCGCTCCCAACTTGGAACCTCAAGCGGGCTGAAGCTGTGTTCGGCAAAGACCTCCGCAAGATGCCGACTGATGAAGAGTTCTATAACAAAGCGGATGAACTCGAACACCACGCTAAACTCCATAGCGGTGTCTCGGTAGCTGCTGATAAAACTCTCGACGCCCGTAAGGCTGTAAAGTCTCAGCGCGGTTCAGTTGGTGAAGGCGGAGCTGAAGTCAAGATTGCTGCCGACCCCCTTCTAGAAGACGACAGCAAACGCTTTAGTGTAAGTGAAGTAACGAAAGCTGCGACAAAGAATAAGATTAACCACTATCAAGTTAGTGATAGCGAACCTGCGGGTGATTATGGTTGGCTGTCTAAAGACGGCAAGACCTTTATCGATAACGGTAATTCATTCCATGATGACGTAGCAGAAATGGTTACTGGAGACCCTTCGGGATATCGCGGTCTCTTGAAGAACGGCTGGATTCGTGTAGCGGATAGCCATTCGTTTCAAGTCGATTCTCTTACAAAGCAACACATTGCTACGATTGAGATGATGACCATCCGTAATGGTAACTTCGGACGCCCTCTGGCGATTGATTTCCGGGACGGAGTTAATTACGCTCCGACTGGATTTAACATTCCGAGTGGATGGGATAACCTCAGTAAGGCTATCGACCGTGCTCGGCTTGACCGTCGGAGACAGCTTGGAGCCGGAGGTGTTACTAACCTCGCTAGCGCTGCTGTTGGTGCGGGTGTTGGTTACGCTGCTGGCGGTGTACCGGGTGCGTTTGCGGGTTGGACTCTTGGATTCATTAGTCCGTCTCTCTTGCAGACTTCTGCGTTCAAAGCTTCTGCTAAAGCAATGAAGCCGATTGTGTCTTCGATGCACGACTTCATTATGGGTCCTGAACAGGAACCCAGTGCTGTCCCGACTCTGAAGAACATCACAGAGAAGCAGCATCAAGATATTCAAGGACCGACTTCTAACTACCTCTCTCGTATCGCACAACTCCCGGGCGACTTGATGAAGCAATGGTCCGACAAGAACGTTCTCATCAATGAGAACCCCGGAGCCCTTGGGAAGAAGCTTCTCAACTACGATAAGCGTGGTCAGGTGTTCCGCGACCTCAATGGGAAAATCTCAATTGACGATAGCCCGTATGTCTCTTTGATGATGGCTGAAGGTAAAGCTTCAGGTCTTCAAGAAGCCCACATGCACGATTACAGCGGTATCGTTCGGGATGCCCAGAAGGGCGGAATCTATCAGCACCTCACCGACTACCTCAACCTTAAGGGTTATGCTCGTGCGAACGCTGTCGTAGATGAAAAGGTCGCAGACCTTCAAGCCAACATCCAGAATATTCAGTCGAAGCTTCAGTCTCCGAGTCTAACTCCTCGGCAGAAGATTGCTTTGAATGACGACATGGTTGATACTCAAGCGCAGATTGATGAGTACGCCAAGAAGAAGCGTCTAGGGAAAATCACTCCTGACGGCTTCGATACAAACAAGATTAACAGCGGTCTCCAGCAGATGCAGCAATCTCTTGGCCAAGCGAAGTACGCTCAGGTCGAACAGCTTGCTCAAAGAGTGTTTGGGATGAACCGAAAGGTTCTCGACCTCTTGCATCAGGGGGGAATCGTTAGCGATGAGAACTACCAGAAGTTCACGGGCCGTGGGGACGAGTACGTTCCGATGTCTCGTATTCTCTCGGACCTCTCTGAGAGCGCTTTCCAACGCAGTGGGAATAAAAAGCAATACCTCATGCGCCAGAATGTCATCCATGCTCTCGATGGAAGCGAGCGAGTAAACCGTCACCCTATTGTGGCGAGCGCAGATGCTAACCTCGAAGCTCTCCGTGAACTCACCCGCAATGATACGATGGGCACCTTCGTTGACCTAGCGAAGAAAGACCCTCAGGGTGTGGGGTCTGAACTCAAGCCAGTTCCTCAGGGCTATAAGCCTCAAGCCGGGGAACAGGTTGTTGCTCACTACCAGAATGGACTCCCTCAGCACTTTGCTGTCCCGGAATATCTTGGGCAAGTTCTCGATGGACCGCCTATCGCAGCCAAGACCGGGCTCAACGCAGCCGCTTCATTCTTTCAACGCATGCTCCAGACTGGTGCAACAGGTGGAAACCTTGCGTTCTCTTTACCAAACGCTCTCCGTCACTTCGGAGACTTTGCGGCTCTTTCTGAAGCGGGTGTCCGTCCCAAAGCGGGAGCCCGGGATGTTGCACGTCTTCTCTCGATGTGGGGAGAGAGCTTCTTGTCTACAGTCCGTAAAGACGCAACGTGGCAAGACTATGTTCGTTCGGGTGCAGGTTTCTCCACCCTGCAAAGACAGATTAGCCCGGAACACTTTGTCTCCCTCGACCAGCTTGGCTGGAAGGGAAAGCTTATTCGCGGGCGAGTACTTGACCTAGTTAAAGATGTGAATGGGGCTATTGAGGATTCAACGAAACTAACTGCTTATCGTCGGGCTCGTGAGGCCGGGATGAGTGAGAAGTCGGCTGGTTGGGAAACCATGAACTACGGTGGAGCCCCTAACTTCTCTCGTGGCGGGACGATGGCTCCTTCAATGAACCTCGTCTCCATGTTCTTCAATGCTCACTTACAATATGTGAGCCGTGTATTCAAGCGGGCTCAAGAGAACCCGGCTCGTGTGGGTATGGCTCTCGCTGCTGTAGCCGCGATGTCTCTTTCACTCAACGAGCACAACTGGAATCAGAAAGACGACCAAGGCCGTCCTCTGATGAACATGGTTAGCAAGGCTGACCGTGAGAACTACTTCAACGTCCTAACTGGAGAAACCGCTCGCAACAAGAAGGGCGATATCTATCCGGTGGGTGTGAAGATTCCTAAGCCCTCGTTCGTTAAGTTCCTCTATAACCCAATCGAAAACTTCATCAATAAGGAAGCAGGACGCGAGCAGGAGAGCGCTAAACAGCTCACTCTTGATTCACTCTCTTCGTACTTCCCGGGCCAGATGCACCTCGAAGCCAATAACCTCAAGGGTAGTCTCGCTAGTGGGTTGGTTAGTAGCACGAACCCAATCATCAGACTTCCTATCGAGGAAGCCGCAAACAAAACTCCGTTTGGTCCGGTGGTTCCGACGAGAGAACAGAAGATTGAACCCGCGTATCAGTTCGGGCCGAGCACCTCGAAAACCGCTGTTCAAATGGGACAGGGTGGACTTAAGGGAGCTGAGGCTGGAGCTGTCGCTGGCGGAACTCTTGGCTACCTCTTTGGTGGATATCCGGGTGCTGGAGTAGGTGCTGTAGCTGGCGCAGGTATCGGAACCGCTGGTGTAAGCCCACGTAGACTTGACCACATTCAACGTGGTATCGGTGGCGGTATCAGTGAGATTGCCACAACCATCACGAACCCATTCTTCGGTGGAGTAAAGGAGTCTCGTCCATTGTCTTCAGCAGAAGAAACTCGTCAGACCCCAATCGTTGGACCTATTGGTTCTAGGTTCCAAGTGTCTCCAGTCAACCAAGAAGCTATCCGATTGGAGAGAGACTTCTATGATAAGTCCGCAAAGGTATCTGAGAAAGCTGCGACCTTCGACCGTCTCAAGAACGACGACAAGGTAACGGATGCTGCGGTCTACCTTCGCTTGAATCGTTCGCAGATTGAAGCTGGTAGGTTCTCAGCAGACATGCAAGCCAAGTTGGGAGAACTCAACTCCCAGATTCGTCGAGTTCAGGAAGCACCCAACATGCCGGAAGAAACCCGAACCGAAGTACTCAAGAACTTCAGCGAACTCAAGATGCGTTTGCTCAAGCAGTTCAATCAGATTCTCGACCGCACTGAACAACGTGGTGACGACCTCCCACGCGGCAATGGGAATCTAACAAACAGATAGAGGGACCCTATGGGTGGGAGAATTAAATATCGGCTCATCAAATATCTTGGTGAGTACCAGAAGTGGCTTCGTGACCTGTATGGTCGCCAGCCTTGGCGCGTTCAGGAAGCTTTCCTTGAGAGGTTCTTCTCTCGCTTTCCTCGGAACATCGGGCTAGAGAGATTCTCTGTGTCTGATGTCTCCGCCTATCGGAGTTGGCGCATTGAATCCGGGACCGCTCGCTCCACCATTGAGATGGAGATTAAAGCCCTAGACCGTTTCTGGCGCTACCTAATAGAGGACCGTGGGTGCAAGCTGTTCAATCCTGCGAGGCCCTGTCTCTCGAATAGAGAGCCGAAGGAGTTCGTCGATACCCGAGTTCTGAGGGTCGATGAGTTCAAGAGGTTTCTGGAGGCGGCTGATGAAGACCTCAGGCAGTACATAGTCTCTGCTGCGACAAAGACAAAACCCCCGAAGCGATTGCTCGGGGGCTGGATAAACACTAAGATTAAACGGGCTCAGAAGGCTAGCGGACTAACCTACATCACGATGGCGTTGATTCGGAGGTCTCTTGCTAGAGGTTTATGGCGTGAGATTATCAGAGAGTACTGCGAGATAGTTCTCAGTAGTAAGGATGGTGGCCTTCAAACGGGCGACCCCTTGATTTCTGAACCCAAGCCTATCAGCGACGGCGAGAGAACAGTCGAGCGCCCGCCCCTCAACGTAGGGCCCTCTATCCCGGACCACGACAACAACCTGCCGCTTATTACGGACATTATTCAATAGAATCACTGTCCCGCAACGAAGGGTCGGGCTCGCTACTGTCATCTTCGTCTGGTCGTATTTCTGGCCGCACGCTGTCATCCGCCCGTTGAAACCCGGGCCGTACCAACTCGCCACTACTGTCGCTGACAGTGGTGGCTTTTTCTTTTTGATGACCACGGCGTTTGTACCATTGGGTTCGTTCATGCAGGAACTCTTTATAGGCTCCGAGATGTTCGCGCTCAACAGAAAGAAGCTTCCAATCAACAACAAGAATCGCGATAAGTATCCCAAAATCAATCCAGTCCCTTGCTGAAGATAAGCTGCTCCCCAATCCCGTGAAGCTTATGATAAAGCTGATTAAGGTCCCGGGCTCGAACAATGTAATCCCATCCAAGGTAATCATCTAGCTCTATCTCCGAGGGGTGTTTCGGGTCACGGCTTGGGTCAATGAACTGAGAGCCATCTTCATTAACTCGAATGACTTGAATGAGGATTCCATCCCGGTCTCGAACCGCTTGAGCTTCGTTCTTATAGCGAACGTCAGGAATGATGGCAATGTCCGGTTGCAGGCCATCGATGTGCTCGAAGCACTTATCAATCCAATAGTTCTGGGAGTAATGGGTGCGGACGAACTGACCAGTGTCTTGAAGAATCTCGGTGTACCCGTAGATACCATCTTGTTTCTCAGACGGAAATCCCTTGGGGTCGTTGTGCTTCAAGCGCCACTGGAGGAGGAGTTCGTCATGATGGTCACGACAATACTTCTTGAGGGCGTTCGCCAGAGGGGAGACAAGGACCTTCCAGTCAATGAAGAACTCACTGAAGTAATTGGCGGCGGTGTCTTTACCGTTGCGAGCTTTATTGCCGATTCCTATCAACAGCATAAACACCTCCTGTGAGAGCGCGGTATCTTTGAAGGAACATATCTGCCGCTTGAAAAGGCATGGCTACTGGAATGATGTGGTCTTCTAGGGGCTGGATGTTATCCCCGAGAACGTGCGTGGTGAGATAGGCATCATCCCCACCATTATGGGTCATTAAGTCCCGCTTTTCCGTAGCGAGCATAATATTATCTGCTCGGTGGATATCGAGAGACAGCTCTACCGGGAGAGCAAACTTCTCCGCGATAGCCAACCAAATGCGGTGTTCCATACTCCGAAAGACAGGCCCAATCGGAGTGTGATGCTTCACTGGCCTAGCAAGGTCAACGAGATAGGCTTCAGTGGAATCGTGTAGGAGAGCGGAGAGGGCCTCATAGGCTGGAACCAGCTTAGAAGCCCGAACTGAATGCTCTGCTACAGAGTAGAAAACACGAGTGTGCCCAGTGAACCGACATTGGTTTGCGAGTGCGTGGGCAATATCCTCGATACAAATGTCCTCGGCTTTGGGGTTTAGAACATCAAAATACCGACCCGTAAATGTCCGAATGCAGGACTGATTCATTTATCCTCCGTATGAGGGCATACACCGCCGTTCAAACGTTTTCCACAATTACAATTCCAACACAAGATTTGAAACGCATCTGGAAAGTTGTGTTTGATTAACCAACGATATAGTGATTGTGAACCCGCTCCACGTAAACTATTTTGTTTCCCAATGGAACGTCGGTGCTCTGCGCCATCATTGTTCATGTGGTCTATTGTTAGAAACCATTTTTCAGTCTCTCCACAACAAGCACATTTATTCCATACGCATCTAAAACGATTGCTTTAGTTTTTCTTGCGTAGTCTTTAGCCGCTTTGCGATATAGTTCTTTGTGTTTAGCTCTATACCGTTTATCCGCTTCGGACTGACTACGCCCCATAACACTTTCCGCCTAATGCGAATCTACCCTTCATAACAATAACAGGGTAGAGATTGAATTGTCCGTCTGGAAAGACATCAATGACAACGAAGCCGTTAAGCCAACTCGTCGGGCGATTTCGTAGATACGTTGGGTTAGTACGGCCCGCAATTGGGGCGATATGGGCTTGCCACTTATTTGAATGTTCAACTGGGCTAACCTTTGTAAAGGTTTGTGGGGCATGAGTATGTCCCGCAAGGACATTTCCTGCGTAGAGTTCCAAGGCTTTCTTTGCAGGAAAGGCACCAGCTTGGTTTCCAATTCCCGTGAGAGTCTCTCCGTGGATGACGTTGAGCTTACCAAGTTTAAATCGATGACCAAGTGGGATGACATTCCATCCTTTTTGGTCGAGCCCAAGTAACCTAACGTGCCCGATTGCACCTTCCAATTCAGGTTGTTCGTTGACAAGGTCTTGTTCCCAATCCTCATGGTTCCCAATAATCCACACTTTCTCACAGGCATCAGGAAGGACCCTTTCGAGTGGGCCCAAGATGTCCCGCTTGAATCCCTCAATCACGTTCATGTAAGAACGTCGGGTGCGGAAAATCGGAGTATTCTTCGTGTGATGTGAAATCATCTCGAAGTCAAACTGGTCTCCACCAAACACAAACACGTCTGGCGGATTGTCTTTCAAGTACGCAAGGATAGCCCCCCAAGTAGGCTTGTCGTACTTGTCATAATGCAAGTCATAGACTGCAACGGCTTGACGCGCTTTCTTCTTCATTCCTTAGAGTTCCTCATACTTGGATTTGGTTTCTACTGCTTCACTTAGAGCTTTGCGAGGTCTCCGGTACACGGTATCAACTGCCCCGGCTGACATACCGCCTGTCCACTTATCTCCAATGTAAGTGATACGTCCGGTTTCCTCCCGTCGTACGTAAATCGGTAGGATGGGTTTTCCTCTCCGTATGTCGAAAGCGATTTCAAGGATTGGGCTAGGGCTCGATGGTTCTGACTTTCTAGTAACTTCAATAGAGGTGTCAACGGCCCCGAACAACGCAGACGAACCTCGTATACGGGCTCCGCCTTTTCTTGGGTTATCAAAGTCAACCTTTCCCGCGTGATGTATGACTAAAATCGCGCACTTAAAACGTTCAATCCAACGCTTGAGTACCCGGACAGAAGCGCCCATTTCTTGAGCGCTGTTCTCGTTAATGAGTTGGAACTCAGCGAGAGGGTCAAGGATTACTAGGTCAGGTTTAACCGCATCTATCTCTTGAGCGATAGCTAACTTACCCTCGTCTGTATCCAGACGCATTTGCATATCACGAGACTTAATGTAGAGGTCGATTCCGACTGGTATCTCGCCCCCTGTCATTCCGAGGAGACGTTCCCTTAGACCGTCGTCACCAATTTCTTGTTCAATGTAGAGAATCTTATAAGGCTTCGACACAGGTAAAACGGGCGAACCATCTTGATACTCTGCGTTAAAGATGTTCCGCCCTGCTGCTAAGTCCATCATCATGTTGAGAACAACGTAGGACTTATTGTGTTTCGGCTCTCCGTACAGGACGCCCAAGCTAGCGACTGGTAGAATTCCTCGGCCAATAATATGTGGTACTTTAGGTATTGGCTTTGTGAGGAAGTCAGTTATTAGCTCTGGCAACTGGCTCTCCTAGTTGATGGACTTGTCTCTCCCACCAAATGGTACGACCTTCTCGTTCTCTTCTGCTAATTGCCTAACGCGGTCAAGTTTTCCTTTAACAATAAGTTGTGAGTCAATTTTCAAACAGTCGTATTCTGCGTTGCGATTCTCATGGGCTTGAACGGTTTCCAATTCAAAGTCTTTCACAGTTTCAATGTAATACTCAATACCATCTCGGGTCAACTTAGGGCGTCGAATCTCAATGTCATTTCCGATTTTCGACAGGACAGCCACCTGTTCTCCCGTAGACTTAATGCAGTAGATATCTCCCGGCTCCATCAATCCTCCACTTTCTTGCTCGTTCTTTATTACAAGCGGGACAGTATCGTCTTCCAGTAGAACCAATTATATACTCTGTTCCACATTTGCAGGAAGGCTTTCGTGCTCTCCGCATGTTTTCTTTATGTGTTACAAGCTCCAAATGGAAAGGATTCACACAAGACCGATTTCTACAAAGATGGTCTATTTCTAAAGATGAGTCCTTTATTTGGTAATAAGATTCAAATGAAAACCGATGTGCCGGATGATATTTATCTTTAATAAAATATCTTCCATACCCGGTTTCTTTCTTTTCACCCAACCAAATCCAGCATCCATTTTCGTTAAATTGGATTTGAGAATGGAATGGTAGGACTTTAGACATTGTACGGTTGTAACTCGCCCCACGAAGAATTCGGGGCACCTACTTTGAACGCCGCTGGAATTGCGAATCCACCAAGTTCACCCCACGGTTGGGCCATAGCGCGATTCATGGTTGCTACAACTTCAGGAACAAGAGCGCTTGGGCATTGCACCAACAAGCTATCGTGAACCTGTAGAACAAGTTGAGCGGGATGCGGCAATGGGGCTAGTACCCCAGAGACCTTTAGTGCGAACTCTTCTGGCCACTGTATTTGTTTATAGCAGAGAGCAATCATGGCACGGAAGCAAATGTCTGCTCCGGTTGATTGAGGGAGGAAACGAATCCCTTCTGTATACGCAGATTGCGACCAGAACCAACGCATTCTTCCAAATGCGTTTCTTAAAAAGCCTTCCTTTACAGACTTATTGCCAGTGACTTCCTGCCACTCAGCGCTCTTGGCGTTGATACGTCGCCACTGTAATAGCAACTCCCGCGCTTCCTTTTCAGGGATATCGTAGGTCTGAGAGAGCTTGCGAGGACCCATCGCGCCATCAGCACCATGGTTCGTGTTCTTCCCACGCTTGTACTGCCACGAGTCCTTATCCACTTCATCTTCAGGTATGCCATAGATTTGCGAGGTTAACCATTTGTGTTCGTTGAAACCCGGAACTGAAAGTCTTTTGAGTCGGTCAGTATCTCCAGCGTACCAAGCTGCAAGGCGGTTTTCAAGAGACGAGAAATCAGCTTCGATAAAACACCAATCAGCATGTGCCGGAACGTAGATGTACCTTGACTTAGGAGGTATATTTTGCATGTTCGGGTGAGAGGATGAGAGCCTGCCCGTCTTAGTTCCATGAACCAAGAATGACGCATTGACGTGCCCGCTTGCAACGGGTGAATCTTGCTTGAGAAATGTGCTGACGAGTTCATCGAGTGCTCTGACTTTCTTGATGGCCGCTAGCTGCGGCATGTCTGGATACTTGCGCGTTAAGCGGTCAAGCGCCGTCTTGTCCGACGAGACCTTTTTAGTTTTCGCGTGAAGTTGTTTGGGTAGCCCGAGGGTCGTGTATAAGTACTCTTCAACGAACTTGGGGGATTGCCACGGTACAACGTGTTCAAGGGCTGGCACGGAAATAAACTTAACGGGCTTTCCCGACTTACCAAGAGTCCCCGGAGGCGCTGGAGCACGCTTCTTAACTTCTTTATCATATGGTTGCAGTTCTTTCGGAAGGCTATTCTGGAGTTCCTCGAACTCTTTCATCACCGACTCACGGATGTTCAGGAGGCGCTTTCCGTCTGTCTTGATTCCAGTGTCAGAGAGTTGGCGACAAATCTTCGCGAGTGGGACTTGTGTATAGTTATAAACGTCGAGGAGGTTTAAAGAGGCAAGGGTTGGACGAAGCTGAGAGAACGCCTGCTGTGTAACGTCAACGTCTCGGGCGCAATAGAGCGCCATGTTCTCTTCAGAGAGATGCTTCCACGCGGGTTTCTGAGTGAAGATGCTAGAGATGAACTCTAGGTCATGGGGCATATCAGGCTGGCAGAGATGCTGCATCAACATGATATCCCAAATCTGAGTGGTGGGTCGAATCTCTATCCCGTGTTTCTTAAGGACAGGGAGGTCGAACCCAATAATGTTCTGACCTACGACTGCGTCAGCAGTAGCGAACACACGTTTAAGAGCAGCAATATAAGGCCCGTTATAAGGAACCACTGTAACGGTGTAAGGCTTAATCTGGATACCAACCATAGTGCAAGTTCCACTAAAGCGGTTCGTTTCGATATCGAAGGTGAGGAGCTTCGCGTTTTGGAAGGCATCGACTTCTTCTACAGAAGGGTTCAGGTTATAATACTCAGGAGGAACCTGCAAACCTTTCTTGAGGTCGCTAATGGTTGCGGGAATCATCTGCTGGTCCCTCATTAGATAGGAGGGATGCAAGATAGGCATTACTCGCGGAGTCTCTTCACCCTTGAGAGGAAGAGGAGAACCGCGCCACTTCATAATTCCATCAGTTTTTCCTGTAAGTGTGCGTAGCGCTTTTTCTCCCACGGCGTCAATCCGCGTCCACTGTTTAGACCGAAGTAGTGGTTCAACGTGAGCTTTATAGCAGTGTCCAACGACACTCTTCCCATCGCCATCAGAGATATAGCTTCGTGCCGCAGCGTCGGTAGGATAGAGATTGCTTGGCGGTCGGCAGTTGATTGTGTTGATGATGTTAAGGCCATCACGCTTAATCCCGGCTTTCTGCAAGA